TCCTCCACTAAATATATCAAAAGCTTGTCCAAAAGATGAAATAACAACTCAAGAAAAAGTTGATAATGGATTGGAAAGAATATATTTTGCTGGAAATTCATTATATTTAATGGCTTGTAGAATGTATTTAGCACCTATTGCGGATATTCTTATGTCAAAACGTGATGTTTTATTTGGACAAATAGGCATGAATGCCTGTGGTAAAGAATTTCATGATCGTCTATTCGCCATGTATGAGAAATTAGAAGGAAATTCTGATTTCCAACAATTTTTAAAAGAGATGGGTTGGTTAGACTCTGATTTTTCGAAATATGATAAGAGATTACTAGTTTTGAGATATGGTGTCTATGTAATATGGAAAATATTTCAACAAATTCCTTTTTATAAAGAGAATCCTATTCATCTCAATCGTGTTAAGATGATATTGCACTCCTTTCAACAATTTATAATTATAATTGGAGCGGATATCTTCCTAATGAATACAGGTTTACCAAGTGGGGTTTTTATGACGGCAGTTATAAACTGTATATGTGAAGCTATTATTGAAGTTTTACAATTTCATTATTGTCAACATATTGCTGCACATAATCAACCCCCCATACATGGCAATTTTGTGAAAGTATTTCAAAGAATTAATCCTTTTTTCCAAAGTGTTTCTCTTATTAATTATGGAGATGATAACTTGAAATATGTTACAAAGTATTTAAGATGTATTTATACTAATCAAAATATATCGATGTTTTCAAAATTTATTAAAATGGAGATTACACCAGCTCATAAGCATGAGCTTATAATATGCTTTAAAACTGTTGAGAACACTATGTTTCTCAAACGGACACCAAGGTTTGTACAACAAGTAAACTGTCTGGTTGGAACTTTAGCAAAAGCCTCTATTTTTAGAAGTTTGATGTTTAAAGATTCATCTCAACCAGATTGGGCAGATGTTGTTAAAGAACAAGCTATGCGTGAAATGAGTTATTATTCTGAACAAGAATTTGATAGTTTCTGTGATCATTATGGAATCATAGGACAAAACCAACTCGAAATAATGCAAAAATCTTTAAATTCTAATGAATGGATCCTCAAAACACAAGAGGATGTATTGAGAATACAAGATTCAGAAATTTTCTTACTAGAAGATTTCAAGGTGATGCCAGCGCCTAAAATAAAACTGGCTGATTCAATGGAGATCAGCTAGCCTGGTCTCTTTATTTAATCAGCTAGACTGATTTTTCCAAAAA